TGTTTGGAATCATTGAAGCGAATTGTAACTGTGTCACCATCTGCGAGATTGAATCCAATGTCAAAGCGAGAAAATCGGAGGCTGCGGATGCTGTCGAAGTCATAGCGGACTTTTGGTTTAGCCATAGCGAAAAAAGTAATTAAGTTTTCAAGGTGCGGAAAGAAAAAAGTTTTGCTTTTCTCTTCCCTACTCCTATATTATAGCAGATCTAGTTTATTATACAAGCAAGTAGGTTACTAACTGATGTGTCAAATGTTACTAATTTAGTGTATCATATGTTACTAGGGGGAGTGTTGCAAGATATTTTTTATTTTTGCCAGGGGCGAGGAACCTGCTGATACAACACGAAATAAGTTGCTGTTATAGTAAAAGGGGATATGATTTTTGTATGGCAGTAGCAGAACCGTTGAGTTTAAGGTGGGCACAGGGGGAGGTGTTCTGTAATAAGAGTAGGTTTAGGGTATTAGTAGCTGGTAGAAGATTTGGTAAAAGTTATTTAAGTTGTGTTGAGTTATTGAAAGGAGCCATTGCAAAACCTGGAGAAACATATTTTTACTGTGCACCTACATATCGGATGGCAAAAGACATTGCATGGAAAACCTTAAAGAAGTTAGTGCCAAAGCAGTGGATCAAATCAAAGAATGAAACAGATTTAAAGATTGAATTAGTAAATGAATCAACTATTGAGTTGAAAGGGACAGAAAATGCGATGGCATTAAGAGGAAGGAGCCTTTCAGGAGTTGTCTTGGATGAGGCAGCATTTATGGATAAGGAAGTATGGTCAGAGGTAATAAGACCTGCGTTAGCAGATAAACAGGGGTGGGCATTATTTATTTCAACACCTGATGGAACGGCAAGTTGGTTTTATGATTTATGGTGTTATGTTCCTGAAGATGAAAGTGGAGATTGGACAAGATGGAGTTTTACCACGATAGAAGGGGGTAATGTTCCAAAAAACGAAGTGGAAGCAGCGCGTGGTCAGTTAGATGAGCGTACCTTTAGGCAAGAATTTGAAGCGAGCTTTGAAAACCTCACTGGTTTGGTAGCTGTAAGTTTTTCGGACGAGAATATTAGTGACGAAGCAAAAGATTTACATATGTTGCCTTTGTATATGGGGGTAGATTTTAACGTTGATCCTTTATGTGGGGTATGTGCGGTAAAACATAATGAAAATTTATATGTTTTTGATGAGATTATATTGAGGGGAGGAGCAACGACATGGGATTTTGCAGAAGAGGTTGTAAATAGATATGGAGTAGATAGAAGAGTTATTACATGTCCCGACCCTACAGGTGGCGCACGAAAAACAAGTGGAGTTGGATTAACGGATCATACAATTTTAAGGAGAAGTGGATTTACTGTATCAAGCCCACGTGCACCATGGAAAATAAGAGATAAAATTACTGCTGTGAATACAGCATTATATGATGCAGCTGGTGATCGAAGAACGATTATACATCCTCGATGTAAAGAATTAATAAAAGCACTTCGTACGTTAACTTATGCACCGAATACAGGAATGCCTAATAAGAATTTAGGTGTCGATCATGCGTTTGATGCTTTTGGTTATCTTTGTCTACAACAATTTAACTTGGCAAAACCAGAGACACTAGGTCAAACTTCGTTTAGAATATACTAAGTTACCCTTTTTGCTTATGCCTTACCACACTGGAATGAAAAAAAAGAAAAAGAAGAAAAAAGGCGGTAAAAAACGTTGTTCTTGTAGTATGTAATCATGACAAAACTATGTGCTAGAGGTAAAGCAGCAGCAAAACGTAAATTCAAGGTATATCCTTCAGCTTACGCTAATGCTTATGCGGTAAAAGTATGTAAAGGAGATGTAAAAGGACCAGATGGTCAAAGAAGAACTGCTTCTGGTTACACAAAAAGTAAAAAAAAGACTACGAGGAAGAAACGTGGCAAGAAGTAGTGGCGGTCTAACCCGTTGGTTCAAGGAAAAATGGGTAGATGTCAAAACTGGCAAACCTTGTGGACGTTCCAAAGGCGAAAAACGAGGCTACCCTGCTTGCAGACCAAGTAAACGTATCTCAAGTAAGACACCTAAGACTGCTTCAGAAATGTCAAGTAGTGAAAAAGCAAGATTTAAACGTGAAAAAACAGGCAGCAAGAAGATAACATATCAACATAGACGTAAAAAAGTTAAAAAAAGGAGTTAAAATGGCTAAATCTGCTGCTATGAGTCGTTGTCAAGGTTATATTGCAACAGTTCGCAAAGGAAAGAAGAAAAAAACTACGAAAAAATCCACAAAGTCAAAGAAAAAATGACAAAAATCACAAATGAAATGCTTGACATTATCGAGAAGGTCAAAGGAAAGCGTAATCCTGCTCTTTGGGATACTAGATGTAAACAATATTTAGAAAATAATTCAACAGATAGTGTAAAAAAGTCAACAACAAGTTAAACTATTTATAAATACTCTTTTTTCTTAATAAAATGGCATTTGTTCGTGGAGAAGAAGGTTCTGTTAAGTTTAAAAACGCAGCAGGAACCGTGGCAGCAGTGGCTTCAACTACTGGCTGGACTTTAGATATGAGTAAAGACATTCTTGAGTGTACTGCTCATGGTGACACATCAAGAAAGTATGTAGGTTCACTTCGTAGTGGTACAGGAACAGTTGATTTGCTTTATACAGCCACATCTGGAGATGAAACGCAAGAATTTATTAAAGATGTTCTTGCTACTGAAGATCCAGGTGATGCACAATTTGAATTATTTTTAGATACAGTAGGCACTAAAAAATTTGGATTTAATGGAATAATTACAGACACTTCATTTAGTTCTACAACTGGAGACATTTCTACAGTGTCGGTTAGTTTTACAATTAATGGAGCACTAACATCTGACGGATATTAATGCCTAAATCCTCTTACTCACCAAAGCAACGTAAGCTTGCTGCTGTTGCTCCACCAAGAGATAAAATCACTTCTGCTGATCTTAAAAAACTACGTTCAAAAAAGAAAAAGAGGAAAAAAAAATGAAGAAAAAAGAACTTACAGCTAGGCAAAAAACTGCTTTAGCAAATCATAAAAAGAAGGGAACACATACTGCAAAACACATGACGATAATGAAAGAAGAAATGTTAAAAGGTAAGACATTTATGGAAGCACATAGAATAGCAATGAAGAAGAAAGGAAAGTGATGTCACGCAAAAAAGGAGTCAGTTTATCAGTAGGAAGAGGCGAGAAGTCCAAGAAAGGAGGACTGACTGCTAAAGGACGAGCAAAATATAACAGAGCTACAGGAAGTAATTTAAAAGCACCAGTAACAGAAAAGAATCCGACAGGAAAAAGAGCAGCTAGAAGAAAAAGTTTTTGTGCGAGAATGAAAGGAGTAAAAGGCCCAATGAAAGACAGTAAAGGCAGACCTACTAGAAAGGCATTAGCATTAAGAAGATGGAGGTGTTGACATGACTTATGCTGTTCCTGGTCCAATACGAACAAATATAGTTTCATCTACTTCAGCAGGAGGTGAAGATAGTCCTTTTACTAGAACTAGAGCAGTTTTAGACATGATGAAAGGATGGGAAATAATGAAAGCTGTTACTGAAGGCACTGATTATCTCAGACAAAACAGTGAAGCATTTTTACCTTTAGAACCAAGAGAAGATTTTGATGCTTACCTTGCAAGAGTAAATAGAGCAGTATTCAGTCCTTTTACACAGAGATTAATAAGAGCAGCTACAGGTTTAGTCCTTCGTAAACCCATAACATTAACTGGTGATCCTTATTGGACAGAAATGTTTAAAATGGATGTTGATGGTTGCAAGTCAGATTTAGATGAATATGCAAGAAGAATACTTATGTGTTCTTTAACTTATGGTCAAAGTCATATTCTTGTTGATTATCCTGCTCCATCAGGAGCAAGAAGTTTAGCTGAAGAAAGGGCACAAGATCGTAGACCATATTGGATTGAAGTAGATCCTACTAATTTATATGGTTGGAGATTAGATAGAGAAGCTAACTACGGGAATTTGATACAAGTGAGACTAGCTGAAAAAGCAGTATTACCAAGTGGTCAGTTTGGTGAACAGGTATTTGATCAGATAAGAGTAATCGAACCAGGTAAATACAGAGTATTTCGTAAGAAAGAACAATTAGAGGAAATGTACGATGTTTCTGATAATAGTTCTGTAGGTGAATTTGAAGTCGCCACAACCCAAAAAGATTATAAGCAAGTCGAATCTGGAAGTTTTTCTCTTGGTGAAATACCTCTTGTTACTATTTATTCTGGTAAAACAGATAATCTAGTCAGTAAACCACCTTTATTAGATATTGCATATCTGAATATTGCACATTTTCAAAGACAGGCTGACTTGATTCATAGTTTGCACGTTGCATCACAACCAATGTTGGTAATGGAAGGTTATGACGATCAAACTAAAGATTTAGCTATTTCTGTCAACTATGCGATGGCAACTCAACCAGGTAATAAAGTTTATTATGTAGAACCAGCCTCTAGTGCATTTGAAGCTCAATCTGCTGAAATAAAAGAATTACAGATGCAAATGGCAACTCTTAG